TGTCTACCATTAAGATCATCAACACCAATTCCAACATCTGGTACTAGGAAAGTATCAAAATTTTCAGGACACCACCTATAACCATTAGTTAGATTTGGTTTAGGTGGAAGTAAAAACGAACCCTGATTATCTATAATAGCAAATCCAAGAACTTGTGATATAGCAGTAATGGATAATTTTTGAAATTCAGGAAAAGTATAAAATTTCTTATCCACGTGATATACATATATTCCTTCTACTACAGGTAGATTTGGATACACTTTCGTATTACCAAGAAATATTGCGTCCACCTTAGTTGTTCCCAACATTACATTTGTTATATCTGTACTTCCTAACTTTATCATATTAACCTGTAATTATATATAACGTTGTTGCTGATTTACTTGATAATGCATCATATGCAGACTGAGTCATAACTCTAATACTTGCTACACCAGATTCATTTTTAACAGGAGTATAACCTAATGCACTAGTTACATTACCACTGCTTAAAGAAATAGTTCCAGAAGAATTTGTAATGTTACTTCCAGTTTTTACTCCACCCAATACAGAACCAGTTGCCGTTGGCAATGAATAATTATTAGCATTAGTGGCTACACCATTTAATTTGGTTACCATTGCAGAACTCATTAGACCGTTAGCGGATGTGGTAGCAACTGCATATGTGGTATCTTTAGCAGATATACTTAATTGTCCTACAGTAGGAGTAAGGGTTACATTACTACCAGCTACTACATTAATTGTTTTAGCTGCAGATCCATTAAATGTATATAAATTTGTACCCTCTGTACTTCCTCCTGCTACTTTAAATATAAATGAATTAGCAACTTTCGATGCATTTACTGCAGTACCTCCACTAGCTAACGCACCAACTTCAGATGCTGTATAGGTAGGCTTAGAT